ACAACATACCTAGGACAATGGAGTATATCATGCAGACTAACGAAGAACTATTCTTGCAGCACCCTAATCACACAGTTATTAACTTGTTTGACCACTCACGTTTGATCCGGGGTAATGAAGAGACAGAACTTCGTAGACTTAACACTATATCTAAAGGATGTATGTGGATGCAGTCTAAGCTTGGTGTTATTAATATACTACTATCTCAGCTTAACCGTAACATAGAACAAGAGCATCGTGCAAAGAATCAGTATCAGCCACTACTAACAGACTTGTTTGGGGGTGACTCTATTGGTCAAGATGCGCATGTTGTTATGATACTTAATAGGCCTTATGATTTGTATGGTATTACAGATTCATACTGCGGTGAGAACCCTGAAGGTCTACTAGCATGTCATATGGAGAAGAACCGTGATGGTTTACTTGGTATGATTGGGTATGAAGCAGATATGTCTACATTTACTATTAAAGAAAGAACGTGATAACTGAAGTTACTAGAAAGACATTTACCATACGAGCGTCTGGTAGGTCTACAGATTTTATCACACCTAGCTTTGGTCACGGATGTTTATATGATTGTAGTTATTGCTACATGAAACGGCACAAGCCTGATGGTTTGACTATTGCAAAGAATATAGGTGATATACTTACAGAGGTAAACAATCACGCATACTTTACACCAGTAGATAAACCTAATCAAACTCATGCAGAGTACACAACTTATGATATAAGCTGTAACGAAGACTTTGCATTGCATGCTAAGTATCACGATTGGAGACGCATCTTTGAATTCTTTAGAACTCACCCGGTTGCTATGGCTAGTTTTGCTACTAAGTATGTAAACAATAATCTTCTTACGTATAATCCGCAAGGTAAAGTACGTATAAGGTTTAGTCTGATGCCGCAGAAGATGTCAGATATACATGAGCCCAACACCTCAAAGATACATGATAGGATAAATGCTATCAATAGATTTGTAGAAGCAGGCTATGATGTACATGTCAACTTTAGTCCTGTCATAGTGTATGACGGGTGGTTAGATGACTACGCTCAGTTATTCAGAGACCTGGATGATGCTGTGATTTATAAAGATAAAGTGCTAGCGGAAGTTATCTTCCTTACACATAACTTTAAAAAGCACAAAGTCAACTTACAGAGGCACCCAAATGCTGAAGTAACACTATGGACACCGGATATACAAGAGATTAAGACGTCACAGTATGGTGGCGAGAACCTGAGATATAAACTTGAATTCAAGGGTAAGTTTATACAGCAGTTTAAAGAATTGCACAGGAGTATTATTCCTTGGAACACTATTAGATATATATTTTAATTATGGAACTACCAAAAACTGTGGTAAAGGCGAGCCGTAAGTCGCCTAAGAACATGATAATCTATGGTCCACCTAAGATAGGTAAGACTACAGTATTGTCACAACTAAAAGATTGTTTGATTATTGACTTGGAGGATGGCTCTGATATGGTTGACGCCCTAAAAGTCAAAGTTAACAACTTGAAAGAACTTGGAGAGGTTGGTAAAGCAATCATCAAAGAGGGAAAGCCGTACAAGTATATTGCTGTTGACACTATCTCAAAGCTTGAGGAATGGTGTGAAGCTGAAGCAAAAGTATTGTACATGCAAACTCCTATGGGTAAGAACTTTGATCAAAAGAACCCTGGTGCATCAGTCCTATCATTGCCTAATGGCGCTGGCTATTTATACTTACGTATAGCCTACAAGAAATGGATAGACAGATTGAACAAGCTAGCGGATCATGTGATCTTAGTTGGACACTTGAAGGATAAAATGCTTGAGAAGAAAGGCAAAGAGGTTGCTGTAAAGGACCTTGATTTGACTGGTAAGATCAAGCAAATTACATGCGCTAATGCTGACGCTGTTGGTTATATATTTAGAGAGGATGATGAAACTATGATTTCGTTTAATTCTTTAGATGATGTGACAGCTGGCTCACGTTGTAATCACTTAAAGGGAGAGACCATGCCCTTAGACTGGTCTAAAATATTTATTGATTAACCGCTTAAATTTTAAAAAAAATGATTGAAGCACGCACAAACGGTAATACTGCACAAACAGAAATTTCAAACTCTAACAAAACAGTAACACCAAAAACTATTACAGTATCTATGATTCTGGAAGACTTAGATAACGGTATTGACCGTACAGGTATTCAGGAAAAGTATGGTCTTGAAAAGTGGGAAGTAACACAGATGTTCCAGCACCCAACATTGAAGGGTAAGAAAGCTAGAAAGATCCGTAAGTTGTCTTTCAACTTTGTAGATGATACTACTACTGAGAATCCTAACCAGACTAGTATCCCTGTAGAGACTGCACCAGATGTGGATGTACATACAGAAGCATCTATGATTGTGGAAGCTACACCAGAGTTACAAGACTTTGATGAAGAAGATGATACAGACGAATTTGATTATTAATTATTAAAACTATTTTAAATTATGGCTATTAAAAGCAATGACAGTAATGTCGAAGTAGCAAATGGTGGAGTAAAACTATACTCTGGTCTTGCTAATTTTAAAGTGATTGCAGTTAACCCTACGTTAGCTGAGTTACACGAGTTAGGTATTATGGTAAAACAAGATCCTAACTATTTTGTAGACTTGAATGGAACAGAGTATTTTAAACTATGCTTCTGGGTTAAGAATGATGACCTTACTACAAGGTTTGAGATCTTAATGAACTCTGAAGAGAGAATATCTAAATCAGGTAAGCATCAATGGATGAACAATGTAGGTCAATCTACATGGTCTGATGGTGAGCCTGAGTATGATTGGTTTAAGAAAGAGGGTCTACGTAAAGCATTGACTGGTGAGGAAACTCTTATTAACTTTGTTAAGCAGTGGGCTAATGTTGCTAATGGTGACGAAGCTTATTTTGAGAGTATAGCTAAAATTGTTAAAGGTGATGTAGCTGAAGTGAGAGCTTTAGTTGGGTTACTAGCAAGCAATGAAGTTAGACTATTGATCGGTGTCAAAGATGGTAAGTACCAGACTGTATACACAAAAGTATTTGGTCGTGTAAAGCCACAAAGAGATGACATCTTTGCTAAGAATCTTAATGATGAGTACGGCGCATTCAATGCTGAGTTTGATACTACTCTTGGATGGGGTGTGTTTACTCCTGAACTAGCTGTAGTAGCTCCAGACGCAGACACTGAAGAAGTTGTTTCAGAAGAAGACGATTGGGTGTAAGCTCATAATATTATTACTAATATAAAAGTGGGGAGTGTAACAGCTCCCCATTTTTTATTAAATTAGCAAGCTTATGATTAATAGTAGAAATAGCGATGTACATTTGTCAAAGGACATGGTATTGAGCAAGATAAGAGAGATAGATATATTCTCATATTACTGTACCCCTTTCAAAGAGCTTGGTTCCCCGTTCTGTAGTGATCTACGTGAAGATAATAGTCCATCAGTGTCTATTATACTTTGGAAAGGTAGGCTGTTATACAAAGATTTTGGTCATCCTGATCATACTTTTGATTGCTTCTCATACATATGTTGTAAGTATAATTGTAATTTCTTTGAAGCTTTGCGAATCATTGATAATGATTTTGGATTGAAGCTTGGATCTGTTAATAGTGCAGCAGCATTTACAAAAGGTTATATGGCACTCAGGTCTTCTAAGACTGTAAAAGTTAAGCGTGCTATTAGTATTAGGAAAAAGTCTAGGCCTTGGATGAAAAAAGATGCAGAGTTTTGGTCAAAGTATTTGATAAGTAAAAAAACTTTATGTACTTTTGGGGTCTCACCTATTTCACACTATTGGATAAATGAGCACAGGTTTTCTTGTGAGCTAACTTATGCATACAAAATAGGTAACAAATATAAAATCTACTCACCTTATGAAGAAATTAAATGGATCAGCAACACAACTAAAAAGCATGTGCAAGGTTTTGCGCAGTTACCTGAAAGAGGGGATCTCTGCATTATTACTAGCAGTCTCAAAGATGTTATGTGCTTGTTCGAAATGGGTATCTCCGCAGTCGCCTTGCAATCAGAAATGCAAATGCCAGGAGAAGCGTTCATCAAAATGGTACAAAGTAGATTTAAAAAGGTAGCTTTATTTTACGATAACGATTTTAATAATCCTAACAACCCTGGTCAGAGTATGGCTAGTAAAATATGCAAAGAGTTTTATCCTTTGCCTAACATATATTTACCAGAGGATTACGGATGCAAAGATCTATCAGATTATATAGCTAAATTTAGAAGTACAGAAGGACTAAAAACAATTATACAACTACAAATATGAGTAACAGGGAGCCTGGAAAATTTAAATATAAAACCAATAAAGAAGTTAGACGTAAGATAGATAAAATTCTACATGACACTGTAATTATGTTTGCCAACCTGGGCACTGGTACACCACTAGACGTGGGCAGTAAACCAGAAGCAAAGAGATTAGAAGTAGAAATGTTAGATAAAATTAAAGATATTGACGAAGACTTTTACTACGACAGGCTTAAGATACAACGCAGTGAAGAGAAGAACGAAACAAACAAAGAACAAGAAAGTTAGGAATGCAGTTTCTAAAGTATACAAAGGCATTAAGTTTAGATCTAAACTAGAGCTATTTACATACAAGAAATTAGAAGAAGCAGGAATAAAATCTTTATATGAAAAGAAGAAGTATGTTCTTATGGAAGGGTTTCGCTTTGAACAAGAGAGTATCGAACCAAGTAACAAAAAAGCTACAAAAGGAGAGTATATAAATAATGCTGACAAGGTCAGAGATATTACGTACACACCAGATTTTGTAGATCCTAATGGTAAATGGATTATAGAGGTCAAAGGCTTTGCTAACGACGTCTTTCCTTTGAAATGGAAATTATTTAAAAAACACCTTCAAGACGCAGGCGATCCGCCTGTACTATACCTACCTAAGAATCAAGGTCAGGTAATCAAAACAATAGAATTAATTAAACAACTTTAATTTATGGAATACACAGAAGAATTGCTCCTCCGTTTGGATGGGCTTGGGATTGATATGTCTAATGGTCCCGTAGACACACTTTGTCAGCTAGATCAGCTGTACGAAAGTACAAGGTACAACACATTTGGATACCTTGAGGACTTGGAAAAGTTTGATAGAATCTTTGAGCCTGTCTATGGCTTGGCATTCTTTATACTAGTTAGAGATGTACGCAAGCAATTTAAAAGAGAGCTTGAGTTTTATAATCTAGCAGTAGAATTAAGAGAAATACACGAACAAACTAAAATTAATAAACATGAGTATAAAAACGATTGACAAACAGATCAAGGGATCTGAAGGTCTAGCAAAGAAGATTAACAAAGGCGCAGAGAAGATGGTCTTTGACATCTTACAATCAACACAGTATTCTACACCTATCCCGTCTACAGTACGTGAGTTGGCTACCAATGGTGCCGACGCTCAGCGCGAGAAAGAGATGGCTATAGAAATACTAACTGGTAAAGCTGAGGTAGAAGACTATTACATTGAGCGTCACGGCGAGCAATACAGTGATAGTAACTTTGACATTAGCTATTACAGCCTGGATCATTTAGATACAGAGAACAACGACGTAACAATTACATACAAAGAGAATGAAGGAACAGGATACTGCGATGTAGTTACGATAAACGACCACGGTGTTGGTATTGGTGAGCGTCGTTTGGAAGGTGTGCTTGAGCTTGGTTATTCAACTAAGCGTAATACAGCTGAGAACTTTGGTGCGTTTGGTCTTGGTGCCAAGGTTGCATTATCAACCGGTGTAGATTTCTATACTATAGAGACTGTGCACAATGGTAAG